AGAGAGAGAGGAGAAGATGGCTATGCAGCAGCAGCAGATGCAAGCTCAACAGCAGGCTCAGTCTCAGCAGTTAGCAGCACAGGCAGCTCAGATGAAGATACAGGCAGAGACTCAGGCTAAGATGCAGTACAGACAGGCTGACGTAGCATTCGAGATTGAGAAGATGAAGAACGAGGCTATGTTGAAATCTCAGTTGATGGATAAAGAGTTTGAACTTAATATTCAATTAGCACAGATGAATGCACAGTCCTTGGCTGATAGAGAGTCTTCAAGAGAGGGTGCTAAGGCAGATAGGATTAGCCAACAGAATACAGAGCAAAGCAAGTTAATTAACCAAAGAAAGAATAATCTACCTCCATTGAATTTTGAATCAAACGAGGATAGCTTAGATGGTTTTGACTTTGCGGAGTTTAACCCAAGATAATGAGCAAAAAAAACTATAATATATTTTGCCTAAATTTGCAAACAATTAAATCAAACACATAATGGAATTTAAAGTTAAAGCGGTAGAAGTCGGAGAAGAGAAGTCAACTCAAGAAATAGAAAGAGAATTACTTGAGAAGCACGAGGAAAAATTAAACCAAGAGGGAGCACCTGATGTTGAGGTTCAAGAGACACCAAAGGTAAACCTTCAAGTTGAAGAAACTCCTCAAGTAGAGGAGCCGACTAAAGAAGTAGAAACACAATCTCAGGAGGCTACGCTAACTGAGGAAGACGTTCTTAAATTTATTGGTAATAAATACGGAAGAGAAATCAATTCACTTGATGAGTTCAATCAAGCGAGAGAGGAGAGCGACCCTCTCCCTGAAGATGTATCCAAGTATTTACAATACAAAAAAGATACAGGTCGTGGCATTAATGATTTTATGCAATTGCAAAAGAATTATGATGACACAGAGCCTGAGCAACTGCTACGAGATTATCTTAGTGCAACCGAGAAAGGGTTGGATGCAGAAGACATTGACATTCTTATGGAGGATTATTCCTATGATGAGGACATTGATGACGATAGCTACATTAAGAAAACCAAGTTAGCAAAAAAGAAGACAATTGCTAAAGCCAAAGACTACTTTGCAGAGCAACAGGAAAAATACAAAGTTCCTCTCGAGTCGAGAAGGGATGGTCTTCCTGATAGCGAAGCGAAAGAGTTGGAGGAATATAGACAATATATAGCTGACGCTAAGACGATAGATGAGCAAAACTCTCGCAAGAGAGAGGTGTTCTCGAAAAAGACAGATGACGTATTCAACGAGTTCAAAGGTTTTGAGTTCAAATTAGGCGAAGACAAATCTATTTCTTTTTCACCGGGAGATGCTGCTGAACTTAGAAAGAGTCAATCAGACCCCTCAAACTTTATTAAAAAGTTTTTGGATGAAGATGGAATCATAAGTGATGCGGAGGGATACCACAAGTCTTTAGCAATGGCGATGCATCCTGACAAGTTTGCTAAGTTCTTTTACGAACAAGGCAAGAGTGCTTCGGCAGATGAGCAGATGAGGAAAATGAAAAATGTCAATATGACAACTCGCTCTGCTCCTGAAGTAACACAAGCGAAATCAGGTATGCAAATTAAATCTTTGAACAATGACTCAGGTCGTGGTTTAAAGATTAGGAAAAGATAATTAATAAAAAAGTTTAACATTTAAAAAAAAAAGAAAAAAAAATTATGGCAGTATTACCGACCCCCGGTTTTGATTTACAACCGAGTGCTCAACAAGTACCGTTGAGTACAAATTACATCACTAACTTCGACTTCTTGAATCAGTATCTTCCTGATACCTACGAGAAAGAATTCGAGCGTTATGGAAACAGAACAGTATCCTCATTCCTTAGAATGGTTGGAGCTGAAATGCCTTCTAACTCAGACCTTATCAAATGGGCAGAGCAAGGAAGATTACACACTAAGTACGTTGATTGTGCTTCAGGTTCAGCAGCCGGAGTTAGCAACGCAACTATCACAGTAAGTGACCCACTTGTACCCAACCGAGGTACTATTGGCTTAACAGCAGGTGGTATTGCAGTACGAGTTGGACAGACAGTTTTGATTTCTGACAACGCAGGTTTAGCAGGTTCTAACAAAGGTATCGTAACATCAGTTAACACAGCAGCAGGTACATTTGCAGTAGCTTACTACGAAGCATTAGGACAGAGTTATGCGGCTACAGATACTCTTACTGTATTTATCTATGGTTCTGAGTTCAAAAAAGGAACTGAAGGAATGGATGGTTCATTAGAATCTGACGACTTCATCTTCGAGAACAACCCAATCATCATCAAAGATAAATACGCAGTATCAGGGTCTGATATGGCACAAATTGGATGGGTTGAAGTAACTACTGAAAATGGAGCAAACGGATACCTATGGTACTTAAAGTCTGAGCACGAAACTCGTTTACGTTTTGATGACTACTTAGAGACTGCAATGATTGAAGCAGTTCCGGCAGCAGGTGCTGTAGCAGGTGGTGCAGCAGCTTTAGGATTTAAAGGTTCTGAAGGTATATTCTACGCTGTTAACAACCGAGGAAACGTATATGGTGGTGGACACCCAACTACTCTTCTTCAGTGGGATAGTATTATCTCAAGACTTGACAAGCAAGGTGCGATTGAAGAGAACGTAGTATTTGTTAACAGAGATTACTCTTTTGACATTGACGATATGTTAGCTCAACAATCAAGCAACGCTGCCGGTGGTGTATCTTATGGTCTATTTGACAATGAGAAAGATATGGCATTGAACTTAGGTTTCACAGGATTCCGTAGAGGATATGACTTCTACAAGTCTGATTGGAAATACCTAAACGACCCAACTATGCGTGGTGGATTAGCAAGTGACGGAGTCGATGGACTATTAGTTCCTGCCGGTTCTACTTCAGTATACGACCAAGTAATGGGTAAAAACGCAAAGCGTCCATTCTTGCACGTTCGATACAGAGCTTCTGAAACTGAAGACAGACGCTACAAAACGTGGATTACAGGTTCAGCAGGTGGAGCACAAACTTCAAGCTTAGATGCTATGGAAGTACACTTCTTATCTGAGAGAGCTGTATGTACGTTAGGTGCAAACAACTTCTTCTTATTCAAAGACTAAGAAGTAAATTAATAATGGGATGGGGCTACATATGTAGCCTCTCCCTTTTTTTTAAGAATTAAATTAGAATTAAATGAAAAATAAAAACAAAGTATTTGAAGCTAAGTCTTACAGGCTTACAAGAGATGTAGCACCTTTATCTTTTATGCTACCGACACAAAACAGTAGAAGATTCCCATTAATGCATTTTGACGAAGATACAGGTATTAACCGAGAGCTTCGATATGCACGAAACCAAAAGACCCCATTTGTGGATGAGCAGGATGGAAATGCCATTCTCGAACCCGTAGTATTTGAAGATGGGCTACTTCACGTTGGAAAAGAAAACCAAGTATTGCAACAGTTCTTACACTACCATCCCTTAAACGGAGTGAAGTTTATCGAGGTAAACAAGGCTAAGGATGCCACAGAAGAGGTAGACTACCTATTAGTTCAAGCAGACGCATTGATAGAGGCTAAGTCACTTAGCTTAGAACAGCTTGAGAATGTATGTCGTGTACTCTTTGGTATGGATACATCAAAGACATCCACCGCAGAGATGAAGCGAGACATATTAGTATTTGCTAAGAACAATCCAAGTGACTTCTTAGATGTTATAACAGACCCTGAGCTACAGTTAGTAGGAACGGTTCAAAGATTCTTTGACCAAGGGCTATTAACATTTAGAAAAAGTAACAAAGAGGTATGGTTTAATTTATCTTCCAATAAAACAAAGTTATTAAATGTACCTTTTGGAGAAGAAGGTATAGATTTAGTTGTCTCTTATATGAAGAGCGATGATGGTATAGATATATTAAAACACCTTGAATCACTATTAGACTAACAAGTTACTCTACCAATATACAAAGACTCCGCAAAAATGTGGGGTCTTTTTTTTTGCCTATCTTTGTAATAAAATAAGAGCAGATGATTAACTCGGTCCGACAGACGGTAATGTCTGTATTGAACAAAAATAATTACGGGTACATAACCCCATCTGATTTCAACTTGTTTGCAAAGCAAGCTCAGTTAGATATCTTTGAGAATTATTTCTATCAGTACAACTACCAATTAATGAAAGAAAATGCCCGTCAATCAGGAACGGGTTACGCAGATATTACGAAAGGTATAGAGGAGGTAATAGACTCTTTCTCAGTAACGCTACCATTGCTACAGAACGCAGGTAGTCAGTATTTCTTACCATCTCCAACAACAACTAACAATAGCTACTATCTTATTAACAAGGTATTAATCTATACTAATCAATTGGCAAGTGGTACTACAGATACAGTTAATGCAACATTTACGCTTGTAGACGACAATTTAGCAGACTTTATAGCAAGTGGTGTATCAGTAGGAGACATCGTGTCAACGGTAACAAATAACGTTACATACAATACTATAGTGGCATCTGTGAACAGCCCTACTCAGTT